CTACACCGCTTCCACAGGTGCCTTGACTGTTTCCGCCACCCTCGGCGGTTCCGTCATCACGATCACCACCCAAGGTACCGCCGTCAGCCCTAACAAATTCGAGGCTTACTACTCGGATTTCGCCGTGGTGGGTCAAGTCCGCGACTGGAGTTTCGACATCAGCCGCGCTGAAATCGACGTCACCACCATCGGTCAAACTCCTGGTCAGTATGTTCCCTTCAAGAACTACATTGCTGGCTTTGGCGATGGCACTGGTTCCTGCACGGTGTATATGTCCGACGATGACTTTGCGGTCTCTAACCGCATGATCGAAGACGTGCTGCAACGTCTGCAAGGTGGCGCAGCCTTCAAGCTGTACACCAACCGCATCATCAGCAGTGGCAGCGTGGACGACACCAAGTCCCGCTCGATCGCCATGGACGCCATTCTGACCAGCGCCTCGATCTCGGTGGATCCAGACAACGCTCAGACCATTGCGATCAACTTCCGTCCCGCATCCACTCCCACCTTCGACTTCTTGACCACCGCCTGATAACTTCCCGGTTATCACCACCGAGCCCCGGCCTTCCAGCTGGGGCTTTTTCATGACTACTGCGCTACAGTAAAGCCATACCTCAAAAGGTTCATGGCCTCTTCAATTCCAGTTCGCGCAATCGACCGGCTGCGTAAAGCCGCCAACCTTGAGCCCACCAAAAAGATGGTGGAGCTTAGCGATGGCAGCATGTTTGAAATGTGGGTGGCACCACTGACCATGGCAGAACGTGAACGCGCCCAGAAAAACGCCAAATCTGACGACGCTAACGCCTTTGCTCTCCAGCTTTTGATCCAAAAAGCCTGCGACGAAAACGGCACCAAGCTCTTCAGCACTGGCGAGATCGACGTTCTCAAAAACGAAGTCAAAGACAAAGATCTTCAGTCCTTGATGCTGGCGATCTTGACCGACGACAGCGAGCCTATCGACCCAAAATCCTAAGCACCGAACTCCGAAAGGACACCTGGCTCATGCTCCAATTTGGCGTCGCCAAAGAGCTGGGCCTAACTCTCTCCGAAGTCCGGTCCACCATGACAGCCGAGGAACTGCTCGGCTGGAGCGCCTACTTCTGCATCCTCAACGAGGACCAGGAAAAGGCTATCGAAGACGCAAAACGCCGCCACTAACCACGGCGGCTTTTTATTGCGTAGACTACTGGAACGGAAGCTACATGGTCGATGGCTGATTACGACGCCAAGATACGCATAAGTGCCGATACCAAGGCAGTTGAATCCCAACTAAATCAACTTGAACGCAGAATAAAAAATCTACAAGCTCCTGATGTAAAGGGTATTCGTAATATCGGAGAAGCTTTTGTACCGCAGCAAGCTTTAGGTAAATTAGAAAAAGGTTTAAGTGCCATTGCTAATAGGGCAAACACGGCCGAAAAGGTATTTGCACGTTTAGTTGAAGGTGTCGGAACTTTAAGTGTTGCAGGTGTAGGACTTGAAGGTTTAAATACTGCGCTACAAAATGTTGCCTCCTATACAGGAAATACGGCTGCTAATTTTTCAGGTGCCGCTAGAAAAATTGATGAATTTGCAGCATCTGGTGACGCTTTACGTACAACATTTGCTCAATTAAACAATTTACTTGTTGATGTTGGCCATGGAGTAGAGCGCGTCATTGTTCCTGGCTTTGCAGCCATGGACGACACAGCACAAGCTGCAGCTAGTCAAGCCAATAAACTGCAGTTTGCAATGCAGCAGTTTCTGGATTCCACGGAAGGAATCCGTACTGCCGTCAGTCAGTTTGGCACTTTAGATGGAGCAGCAGGTGCAGCTACAGCAGCACTTGCTGCTCTAGCCGTTGTAGCAGAAACTCAACTAACTGATGCTTTACATGAAGTAGATACTGTAGGCGGCGTAGCACTCAAACAACTTGCAGACGATGCAGCAAGGGGTGTAAGTGAATTACAACGCCTTATTAAAGCTACTCAAGGAACAGTAGATCAGTACGAAAAACTTTTAAACATAGGTAGAGAAAGACTACGTATCGTAAGTGCAGATTCAGACGAAGCGCGTCGTGCTGCCAACACAATTACACGCGCTCAACAGCTTCTTAACGCCGAACTGGAGCGGCAAAATAATTTATTGCGTGAAGCACAAGGTCTGCGTCCTCAATCCGTAGAAAATCGGGCTACTAATACTTACAACGTAACTCAACGCGGTAAAGAAAACGAACGCATCAGACGTAATGAAATGGCCGCTGTTGAGCAGTCAATAGCCAGCATTTCACAACAACCTACAGATTTTACACGCGCCCTCGGTTTGGACGTAGCAGATGACAAGTTACGTCGGTTTAATGCCGAAATGGATAAAGTGCAAGAAGCTCTCGGGCGCATGGAAACTAGCGGAGCTCGCAATCCTTTTGGCATAACAGCACAACAAATTGAACTTGCCGATCACAACGCCAAAAAGTTTGCTAGCGATATTGATCTGGTAAATACACAACTAAACGAACTGGTGCAGGTTCACCGAGCGCTAGGGCGCATGGAAAGTCAACCACGAAATGTTTTTGGTATTGAACTAGATCAAGTAGAAGAAGTATATAACATGCGCGTCAAAGAAGAAGCCGCATACGAAGATTTAAGAATGGATACTATTCGGCGTTCTATTGATGCTGAACTAGACGGCATTGACGCTGTTTTTAAAGCTAGAAACAAAGCCAATACGGCAGCCCTAAAGGATTTTGACAAGCGTCTTCAGGGAAGAGAAGAAACTAAAAAGGGACGTCAAAGAACAGTTGAGAATGTAGCCATTGGCGCGGGTTTCCCACTCCTATTCGGAGCCGGCCCTGGTGCTGTACTGGGTGGCGCAGCAGGCGGCCTGATTCCAGGCAACCCAATGATGTCCGTGGTTACAAGCGCCATCGGTACGATGTTTGATCAGTTTGTAACTGGTGTACAAAGTACCGCTGCCGCACTTAGCAATCTAACTGGTAATTTTGAAACTTTAAAGCAAGCTAACATTTTTGCGTCTAAAGCTCAAGAATATAACATCCAAAAACTTATTGAAAGTGGGCGTATTCTTGAAGCTAATGCGGTAATACAGGCTAGATTAGCTAACGTTGTAGGCAATGAAGGTTTACGTAATTTTGCCGCGTTAGAAGACGCAAACCAAGAACTAATACGCTCTTTTGGCGCACTTACTGTACAACTACAATCATTTATTGCAGGTCCGCTTGCTGCATTCCTCAGGGAAGTAAGTAAATACGTAAAGCCTGTTACCGTGGGTACAGAAGCAGCTGCAACACAGCAAAATTTACCTGCAGCTAAACAGTCTGAATTTTTTAATAAACAAGCAAATGTAGTTATACCTGGAGTACTAAAAGGTATAGCAACTGGCGATTTTAGCAGTATTCCTACGCAATTAGAGCAGTTAAATACCGAGTATCAAACTAAAGTTATAAAACCTAGGCAAAAACTTAGTCAGGCTGAAATTGAAACTGTACTTAAAAAGAATCAAGAGTTATATGTAACTCTTGCAGAGGCAGAACGTGCTCAACAGGATACTAAACGTCAAAATGCTGAGCAGTATTCTGATCTTGTTCTGTCCCTCCAGCGCCAACAGGCTGATTTAACTGCGCAGTATGAGCGTCAGGCGCAAGATATGCGGATTGCAAACCAGCAAAAGCAGCTGGATCTTGTTAAAGAAAAAGGTAGTCTTGAAATTCAACAAGCTCAAAACCAAGCAACACGCACTCAGATTGCACTGGGTGGTGGTACGGGGCTTACCGCAGAGATCACAGCTGCATTAGATAAGTACAGCATTGAAGTAAAACGTATTAACGGTGAAGCTGCAAATGCTCAAGAGCAAGCAAAACTGGATCTTATCCGGCTAGACATAGATAATGAACGTTTTAAAATGGATAATGCTAAAGCTATTGCCCGCACAAATTACGACAACCAAGTAAAAATTCAACGTATCAACGATCACATCGCACGTCAAAATGCAGAACTTAACCGTAAAAATTACGAACAAACAGTCCAAACTGCTGCTATTGAACTATCAAGTATAAGAGCCGGAGCACAAGCAGAAATCGCTACTGCTAAAGCTAATTTAACTTTGTCAAACGCAACCAAAGATCAACTTGCATTTTGGCAAGCTGTTATTGATGGTTTTAGTAAAGTTATCACGGAAACAGAAACGGCTAAAACTCAAATTGCACAAGGTTATATTAAGCCAAGCCCTTTACCTAGTATGGCGGCTGCTCCGGCCTTGGCGCAACCTTCTACAACTGGTATTGACGCCCAAACTAACGCAGCTAAAAAATTAACCGAACAATTTAACGCTCTTGCGCAAGCTCGCAAAAAAGTAAATACAGAAGAAGCTGCCCTGGCGCTTACCCAGACAGTGCTTCAATCCGTAACACAATTTGAAGCACAGACTAAAGCTATTAACGATGAAATTGCAGTGCGTAAATTACGCAATCGTTTAGCTTTAGAAGGTGTAGCGCCTGAAATTATCGAAGGAGAAGTCCGTGTATTTGAACTTACTCGTCAAATAACCGAAACAACGAAAGCTCTTGATGGGGCACTGGAAAAACTACTACCTGCAAAACTGCAGAATACAAATGAGTCGTATGCTGCAGCTGTTGCATACTTGGCAGAACTTGAAGTTCTTGGACAACTTACTCCTGCACAAGAAGAATTACGTAAAAAACTACAAGAAATTTTGGACCTGCGTTTAGCACTACAGGACGCAACTCCCGGAGCTGTACAAGATGCAAAAGGGGCAGCAGCTAAGCAAGTTCAAACTCCAGTTGAAAAAATTGAAGGTCGTATTGGTGAGCTTAAAAAAGAACTTGCCGAACTTACTAATCTTGGTAACATTGCTATTAGTGTTGCGGATGGTATCGGAACAGCATTCAGCACATCCTTCAAAGGAATCATTGATGGCTCCATGACCGCACGGGAAGCCCTAGCTAATTTCTTCCAAAGCGTGGCCGACGCATTTTTGGATATGGCTGCACAAATTATTCAAAAATGGATTGCTATGACAATTCTTAACTCCATCTTGTCTATTTTTCCAGGCGGTAGTAAAGGTACAACGTCTTTAAGTAATGCCAATTTGGTAGATGTAAATAAATACTCCGTGCCCTTACCAGGTCTTGCTACCGGCGGCCCTGCGATGGCTAATACTCCCTACATTGTCGGCGAAAAAGGCCCCGAGCTATTCATGCCTGGCCGCAGTGGCACTATCATCCCCAACAATGCTCTCAGCGCTGGCACCACCAACGTCGTTGTCAACGTCGATGCCAGCGGCAACTCCAACGTCCAAGGCGACCAAGCCCAAGGCAAACAGCTGGGACTTGTCGTTTCTGCTGCAGTTCAGGCAGAATTGATAAAACAACAACGTCCAGGTGGCCTCCTGGCTGGAACTCGACGCTAATGGCTTACTACTACGGCTACCAAGGCTCCGTAAAATTCAACAGCACTGGAGGCACTGCAGCCACCATTGTCAAGGTCACTGAATGGACCATCTCAGTGGAAAAACAAATTTACGAAACTACCCAAATCAATGACACATACTCCAAAAAATGCGGAGGTCTCATCTCAGGCTCTGGAACCGTCAATTTGATCTATACCGGCGACAACAACTCATTTATCGAAGCGGTCAATACATCTTCCGACGCTGGCCAAGCTCTGTTTGAGCTGTACCTATCAGAAACTGACACAAAACGTATTGTTTTCAATGGCATCATCACAAAAGCCTCTTACAGTGCTTCAGTAGAGGACATATCTAAAATGAGTTGTGACTTCGTTACAAACGGCACCATCACGCTGGATCTGTAATGGCTACTTTCCCTAGCATCGCACCAACCTACGGTGCTCAAAAAACTAGCCAGCCATCAGTCCGCAAAGTGCAGTTCGGCGATGGATATAGTCAAAGACTGGTTTTCGGCCTGAACCAAAACCCAAAAACCTGGAGCCTTACCTGGGAAGTGTCAGAAACTGACGCAGACACGATCGAAACCTTCCTAGATGCTCGCGGTGGTGCAGAGTCATTCGATTGGACTCCACCCGATACTGCAACCTCTTACAAATGGGTTTGCGAGCAATGGAATAAAACCATCCCCTATTTGAATCGTGCCACTATCACAGCTACGTTCGTACAGGTATTTGAGCCATGAGCGAGATATTTCAAGAGCTACTTAAAAGTTCTCCATACGCCATCATCGAACTGTACGAGCTTCATCTCGTCCAAGAACTACATGGCAGCAGTGAAATTATTCGATTTCACGCTGGAGTAAATAAAAAACTACCTTCTGGAGATGTGGTGTGGAAAGGTAATCCATATTCTCCTCTACCGATTGAAGTCGATGGCTTTGAATATACTGGAAATGGTCAACTACCCAGGCCTACAGTTCGAATATCTAATTTATTTGGTAGTATTTCAACTTTGTTACTAGGTGTTAATGAAATCACTGCAGGCAATGATCTCACAGGAGCTAAATTTATTCGCATCAGAACTTTAAGCCGTTTTATTGATTCAGCTAATTTTGCCAATGGAACTAATCCCTATGGAACACCAGATCCGAATGCTGAAATGCCGCAAGAAATCTATTACGTGGATCGCAAAGCAAATGAAAATAAAGCAGTAGTCGAATTCGAGCTTGCTGCTGTATTCGATATTGCTGGAATACGTTCACCAAAACGTCAATGTATTGCAAACATCTGCCAATGGACTTATCGCGGTCCTGAATGCGGATACACCGGCACAAACTATTTTGACGAAAACGACAACCCCATCAATAGCGTTGCCGCTACAAACTTCCCAGCCGGAACAAGCAGCCTAACCGTATCCCATTATCTTGCGCCAGTAAATATACTTACATCTAACAACAGATGGTACAAAACTTTAATGCAAGCAGATGGCAATATTGTTGTATACAACAAGGCCAATGTAGTTATTTGGGCAAGCAATACTGTTGGTGGAACATCTGATGCCTACAGGCTGTGGAATCAAAGTGATGGAAACCTAGTGCTGTACAAGGGGCTGGATCCAATTTGGGCAACCAATACAGATTTACTTGGCAATCCCACGGCCATTCGGCACATGGATTGGCGGCAAGAATCCACAGTCAATACTGGTCGTGCAGGCGCTTTTTCTTATGAAGTCTTTGGCAACGCTGATAGCTATCCAAACCAGAGCCGCACGGTAGCCAAAACCTTTACAGTTGACACTCGAACAATAACTATCAGTTACACAGCCACATCTCTGCCACTGTCGCAGCAATACAAAGATGCGTTCAGCGCCAGAGGATTAACTGTTAATTATTCCTGGAGTCAAGGTCCGCCAGTTGTTAATGATGATTATGGCGGGTCTGGCGTGCCGATGGCAATAGGCACCGTTACAACTAGCACAGGTTTGTGGAGAGTAAACCAATACTTTGATGCTGCTGTATCTGTAAGCTCAAACAACCCATGGAAAAACGGTGATCCGGTTGTGTCACCTGGCACCTACGGAGCTTTTTCGTCTGTTGCAGCTGTCTACTACGTGCGCACCGGAAGTGGGTATAGCAACAACTATTTGTCAATACAGAGCGACGGAAATCTTGTGTACTACAACAGCGCAAACGTTCCTCTTTGGGCTTCTGGATATTCCAGTGCGGTGGAGCCTAGGGTTGTTGGCGGAACTGCCGATCCATTAGATGATGTTTGTGGCAAACGGGTATCAAGCTGTAAAGCACGTTTTGGAGCCACAAACGAAATTCCCTTTGGGAGTTTCCCATCAATAGGTTCGTTCTATGGCTAAGTGGCAAGAATATGCAATTGAACATGCGTTAGCGGAAGCGCCAAGGGAAGCCTGTGGTCTTGTCGTAATTATCAAAGGTCGGAAGCACTATTGGCCCTGCAAAAACTTGGCCGATGACAGCGACTTTTTCATCCTGTCTCCAGAAGATTACGCAGCTGCCGAAGATGCTGGTGAAGTCGCCGCAATTTTCCACAGCCACCCCAAAGCCTCACCGGCACCAAGTGACGCTGATCGCGTTGCCTGCGAGCACTCCGGCTTGCCCTGGCACATCATCAATCCTGGCACCAAAGCATGGGATGGCTGTGAACCATGTGGCTACAAGGCCCCTCTGCTGGGACGTGAATTTGTCTGGGGTGTCCAAGATTGCTGGTCGCTGGCGCATCAGTGGTATGCAGAGTCCTGGTTCCTGGAACTACGCGACTGGCCACGTCCCACATTGCAGTCGGAGTTCAACGCCAACCCCATGTTTGATAGCTGCTGGAAACAGACTGGTTTTGTCGAAGTCGATCGCGATGATATTCAGTTTGGCGATTTACTGCTGATGTCGATCAATAGCCCTGGCTTAAACCACTGCGGTGTGTATGTAGGAAACCAGCTGATGCTGCACCACATTCCAGGGCGTCTTAGTTCACGGGACGTTTATGGCGGTTATTATCAGAAGAACACAGGCCGCGTGCTCCGTCATTCCAGCAGGTGTCAGTGATGCGCGTCATCAAAGTTTACGGATCCCTCGCCAAGTTCCTGGGGCAGCGTAGTTTCAAGGCAGCCGTCAATACCCCCGCAGAAGCTGTCCGATTTCTAATTGCCAACTTCCCTGGCATCAGGGAGCACATGGCAGACAAGCACTACAAAGTTGGCATCGGCAAATCAGACCTAGCCATTGCTGACTGTCCAGAACAACTCCACTACCCCACAGGAACAGGCGATGTCATCCGCATTGTTCCAGTCATCGGCGGCGCCAAGCGCGGTGGAGCACTCCAAATTGTGCTGGGCGTAGCTCTTATCGCTTTGTCTTTTGTCAGTTTCGGCGCTGGCGCATGGGCAGGTATTGGCGGTTTTGCTGGAGCAGCAGGTACAACAGCTGCTTGGACAGCAGCTGGAAGCATGTTGGCATTTACAACAGGTGTCAGTTTTCTACTGGGTGGAGTTGCTCAGTTACTTACACCAGTACCTAAAATTTCAGGCACAGAAACAGATCCAAGCAAAAGTTACTCTTTCAGCGGAATTCAAAACGTTTCTCGCCAAGGTGTACCAGTTCCCATCGTCTATGGAGAATGCCTAGTCGGCTCTGTCGTTATATCAGCTGGAATTAACACGGAGGATATATAAGTGACAGACCTTAACTCTAAACAAGTAGTCCGAATACTAGACCTGCTCAGTGAAGGTGAAATGGAGGGTTTTCCTTCCGCACAAGGTTATACCTGGGGAACTGATGATTACAATACAGCAATGCTAAAAGATGTGTACTTTAACAATACACCCGTTCTGCGTAAAGAAGCAGCAATAGGAAATATACAATCATCAGATTACAACTTTAACCTCGCCAACTCTGCGTTTACGGCGCGTAAAGGCACACAAAATCAATCATATACAGATATAATTGGAGACGCCAACCAACAAGAATTTGCTGTAGGTGTAAAAGTTACCTATTCAACACCGGTAACACGATCTATCACAGATACAGACGTTACATCTGTTCGCGTAATGCTGTCCATTCCAACTCTTGCGGTCTATCAAAATAACGGAAATATCGACGGTCTTTTTGTTTCCTATCAAATCCAAACTTCATACGCAGGTGGACCATTTACAACCGTTGTAGACAACACAATTACAGGTCGAACAACAGATCTATACCAAAAAGCTCACACAATTACCTTAACTCAACCAGCACCCGTAGACATTCGTGTGGTGCGCACCAAAAAAGATGCCCCTCCACCGAATACCGACAAGCAAACTGAAAAGGACGAAATCTATTGGGCTGGCTACACCGAAAAAGTAAACGCAAAAACAACCTATCCGAACTCTGTTTTATTCGGTCTTAAAATCGATGCTGAGCAGTTTTCTTCTATTCCAAGTCGCGCATACAGAATTCGCGGCATCAAAGTTTCTATACCCAATAATACAACTGTTGATCAAAATAATGGCCGCTTGATTTATAACGGTGTTTGGAATGGTACATTCCAGGCTGCACAATGGACATCAGATCCAGCATGGATTCTTTGGGATCTATTAACCAGTAAACGATATGGATTAGGTGATCACATAAATGCTAATCAACTAGACCGCTGGACTTTTTACTCCTGTAGTAAATACGCATCAGAACTGGTGCCTGACGGGTTTGGAGGATTTGAACCCAGATTCTCTTGTAATGTCAATATCCAGTCACAAGAAGAAGCTTTCAAACTAATCAGCAATCTTGCCTCGACCATGCGGGTAATGCCGTACTGGTCAACAGGCAGCATCAGCCTTTCGCAAGATGCTCCAGCAGACTTTGTATATGTATTCAACCAATCAAACGTTACAGACGCTGGCTTTAATTACAGCGGCAGTAGCCTTAAATCCAGGCACACAGTTGCTGTGGTGTCTTATATGGATTTGGAGGCTAGAGATAAAGCCTATGAAGTTGTCGAAGACAAAGACGGCATCAATAAATTTGGAGTAATAAAAACCGAAATTGAGGCCTACGGGTGCACCAGTCGTGGACAGGCTCGACGCCTTGGCGAGTGGCTTCTGTACTCAGAACAAAACGAAACAGAAACATGTACTTTTAGTACAGATATGGCTGCTGGTACATCCATTAGGCCGGGCGATTTAATAAAAATCGGCGATCCTGCCCGCGCTGGTGCCGTACGGGCCGGTCGATGTGTTGCTGGATCTACATCTACTCAAATCAACGTCGACCGCGAATTTCCCGACCTCAGTACAAGTTTTGGTTTTAATGTGATGTTACCTGATGGAACTTTAGCACTCGTTAGCAATTCAACTATTAGTGGAACCGTAGTAACACTCGGTACTCCCCTTCAACAGGTACCAGTTGCTGGAGCACCATTCGGCATTGGTGAATCAAATATCCTATTAAGTTTCTGGCGGGTACTGAGCGTCAAGGAAAACGACGATGGGACTTATGCAGTATCAGCACTATCCCACAATGTATCAAAGTACGATTACATAGAACGCGATGTACCACTTCAAACTAGAGATATTAGCGATCTCAATGAGCCACCAACAACACCAAGTAATCTAAAAGCTACTGAAGTGTTGTATGAAAGCAACGGAAAAGTTCTATCCAAAATTATTGTTAACTGGCAGCCATCAACTCGTACTATTCGGTATGAAGTTATTTACAGCGTTAATAACGGAAACCAAGTAATTATTTCAACTCGCGCTCCTGATAGTGAAATTGTAAATAGTGACGTCGGTAAGTACATTATTCAAGTACGAGCTATCAGCGCTGCTGGTAAACGGTCCTCACCTGCAGAACTTTCCTTTAACGCTATTGGTAAGACAGCACCACCAGAAACAATCCCGGATCTGTTCATTGCACCTATTGATGAAAAAAGTGCCGAATTGTATTGGCCACAAGCTGTTGATATTGACGTTCGTATTGGTGGTGAGATCCGAATTCGGCACTGTCCACTAACCGACGCATCAGCGAGCTGGGGACAAGCCAACGATATTGTTCCATCTGTACCTGGATCAGCTACTCGTAAAATTGTGCCACTACTAGAAGGTACATATTTTATTCGTGCGGTTGATTCACTTGGTAACGAATCATCTGGTGTTACATCAGTAATTGTTGACTT